AAAACAATTTGACGATTTTAAAATTTAATGGCTGACTTTACTAACCAATTTGACCCCAAGAAGGGTGACCAAGATGCTGCTGCAGAGCGTATCAATAGTGCTGCTAGAGACAAAGTAGATGAAGCACAAGAGAAAGTAAAAAAGACTGAGGAAGATACTGCTAAATCACCCGAAGAAATGGGTAAGAAGATGGGTAGTGCACCCCAGTCTAAGAAGAAACTAGATAAGAAACTAGAGGAGAGAGAGAAAGCAAAAGCAGAAGGTCCTAAGAAGTTTGAGGTTGACTTAGATAAGTATACTGAGTTTGTAGACAGAGTCACATCTAACCCAAGTAAAGACTTTCAAGTATTGATGGAGAGATATGCTGAGTTGAAGAAACAAGGATGTAATATTCAACGTCTTGATACTGCTGCGTCAGGTATGTCTGCTGAGGCAGGAGAGTTTATGGAGATTGTAAAGAAACTAAAGTTTCAAGGTAAACCTTATGATGCTAAAAATAAAGAGCATCTAACTAAAGAGTTAGGTGATATCATGTGGTATGTTGCACAAGCATGTCTAGCATTAGGTGTAAGATTTGATGAGGTTATCTATACCAATACTCTTAAGTTAGCAGCACGTTATCCTAATCAAATGTTTGAAACAAACTACTCGGAGAATCGTCAGCCTGGGGACATTTGAGTTACATAATACAAAAGATATTAAATAAGAAACAAGTAGAAGATGTAAAGAGATACCTTGACAAATGTCAATGGGATGATGGTCTCGATACTGTAGATGGTGGTGGCAGTCATACAATTAAGAAAAACAAAGAAGTATCTGAGCAAATTGGTAATGGATATAAAGATGCATGCTCTACAATATTTCGTAATCTAGAATACTCTGTAGAGTATGCTGACTTTTGTGTGCCAATTAACTCAGGTCCTATAATATTTTCTAAGACTACTACAGGTGGATATTATAAACCACATCATGACCACTATACACATGGTCACTATAGTAATACATTGTTTCTCTCTGACCCATCAGAGTATGAGGGTGGAGAGTTATGTTTATTTGTAGACCAGAGAGTTGAGAAGATAAAGTTAGAAGCAGGAATGATGATAACATATGACTGCGGTATACCACATCAAGTATCTACTGTGACAAGTGGTGAGAGAAATGTAGCAGTCTTCTGGACAGAGTCACAGTATAATGATAAGAGACTAAGACAAATTCATAGTGATGTTGTCAAGGCATGTAGAATCTTAGGTCCTGCTAAAACATTTGATACAATAGAAGAGTCACAAGAAGACCCAAGATTTATTTTAGAGCAAGTGATAAATAACTTAGGAAGACTTAACGAAAACTGGTGAGGAAAACAGATACCGAGCCTCTCACCGATGGTGAAGGTATAAGTGCTGCATCCATTGGCACAGGAAATGCGGGTTTCATATATGAGAGAGATGTAATACTCGCTCTAAGAAACTCAGGATTCACTGTGTCTGACCCTGCGGGTGCTGACTCAGCAAAGGCTGACCTTGAATTGACAAGTGGGTTTAAGACAATCAAGTTTGAATTAAAGGAGAAATTATCTGCTGACTTTGCTCAGATGAATTTTGACTTTGATACTACAAGTAAACAATTCTTTATAGACAAGACTAAAACAACAGCAAAGAAAGAAGCAGCACAGACTATGATAGGTATTGCTGAGGAGTTTGACATCATTCGTCAAGCAAACGAGCATTGGAATCCTAAAAAGAATATGCCTGCTAAGTTTGTAGTCAAATCATCAGCACCATTTGCAGACCGTGATAAGGCTAGAAAATTAGATATAAAACGTTTTCCTGATAAGTTTTTAGCAAAAGGAGTAGAGGCTGCACAGCAAGTAGAAAAGTATTACAACTCAAAGGATACTTACTACATACAAATCAAAGGCAGAGGTCTATATTATATGGGTAAAGACCCTGAGGGATATGGATGCCCTCGTTTCTCTAACTCTGTTACAGATAGTAGTATTAGAATTCGTATCAAGACTAACTCAGCGTCGAAGGCACGATGGTCGTTTCTAATGGCACTTAAAATCAATGGTCTTAGGGCGAGCAATCGTGACCTAGACTTGGATTCATCTTTTTTATCCAGTTAGATTAGTGTCCACTCAACTACCCATTCACACCACAGTATAGTATAATATAAGTATGGCAAAGAATACACATCTGGAGCATTTAGAAGATGACATATTTAACTCTGGTTATAACGGTGCTACTAACAGTATTAATTTTCTTGTAGGTCTACGAGACATGTTGACCACAGGTAAAGGTGGTGGCAACACAAAGGTAACTGTCAAATGGGACGGTGCTCCTGCTATAGTTTGTGGCACTGACCCACAGACAGGAGAGTTTTTTGTAGGTAACAAATCAGTATTCAATAAGACTACACCTAAGATATGTTATACAGATGATTTTGTTGATGAGCATTACCCTGCTAGTGGATTGAATCCAATACTTAAGATGTGTCTTGCTGAGTTAAGTAAACTTCCTATCAGAGGTGTCATACAGGGAGACCTATTGTATGAGAAGAGACCTTCTATAGTCAGTATGAAAGGAAAGAAGTGTTATGTCTTCAAACCAAATACCATAACATACTGTGTAGAGGTAGACTCTGACTTAGGTAGACAGATATCACAGAGTAAGATAGGTATAGTATTTCATACCAGATACAACGGAGCAGATATATCTAGTATGGCTGCATCATTCGGTGTTGATGTTAAACCACTGCAGGGTGTAGGTAGTGTTGCAGTATTCTCTTCAGAGTTTACTAATGTAAATGGCATGGCAAACCTAACTCCTGCTGAGTTGTCAAAGATAAATCTAACTATCGCATCTGCCAAACGTAATCTAAGTGCAGGACGTAAGTTTCTATCAACTATCAATAAGGAGACAGGGTCATTTGCATACAATTCTCTGTTTAAAATGTATTTCAACCAAGTGATACGCTCAGGTATGATACCAAGTAACTCTCGTGCTATGGCACAGGGGTATATTTCCTTCGTAGATGCACGTTTTAAACAGGAAATTGGTAAGAAAAAGACTGAAAAGTCACAGAAACAATGGCAAGATAAGAGTGATAAGGCTCTTGCTTATCTAAATAGTAATAAGTCTGTCATGTATTCCGCACTTAGCGGTTTCAAAGACCTTATGACTGCCAAAGAGCAAATCATAAATAAACTGAAGAAGATAGAGGGTGTAGGTACCTTCTTAGAAGATGAAAATGGTTACAAGGTAACCAGTCCAGAGGGGTTTGTTGCTATCAAAGATGGTGCAGCACTCAAACTGGTCGATAGATTAGAATTTTCTAGAGCAAACTTCACCGTCGCAAAAGATTGGGGTAAATGAAATTTTTAGAATTTATCACTGAGGCAACAAAGAGTGCCCAACAAAAACCAAAGAAACCCACGACAAGTCAAAAAGGTCAGAAGACTTCTGGTAACCTAGAGGACAAGCATGTTGCTATTACTTTTGGTCGCTTTAACCCTCCTCACGCTGGCCATGGCAAGTTACTTGATGCTGTCAAAGCGCACGGAGGCGACTCGGGAAACTATAGAATCTACCCATCCCGTAGTCAGGATCACAAAAAGAATCCGTTATCCGCACAACAAAAAGTAGACCACATGAGGAAGTTATTTCCCTCACACAAGGACAAGATTCAAAACAACGAAGCACATAGAAATATATTTGATGTAATGCGTGACCTACATGACGAGGGTCATGAGCACGTAACAATGGTGGTAGGAGACGATAGAGTAAAAGAGTTTGAGAAGTTGACTAACAAATATAATGGAGTGCATTATAACTTTAAGACTATCAATATCAAATCAGCAGGAGCAAGAGACCCTAAGAGTGATGACCCTGTAGAGAAGTTGTCAGCATCTGCTATGCGTAAGCATGCAAGTAGTGATGACCATGACTCATTCCATGCAGGCATGCCTAAGGGTGTCTCCTCAAAGCATTCCAAACAGATGATGGCAGACGTGAAGACTGGAATGACACCACCTCCTAAGAAGACGAAGACCAAGAAGTCAATCAAAGAGTTGACACTCTGGGAGTATGCACCTAAGTTAGATGCAGATTCGTTTAGAGATTTCTATATGCTAAACCATATCTTTAAGGTAGGTGCTATAGTAGAGCACGATGACACTGGACTAATAGGAAAGGTTGTCCATCGTGGCACTAATCATGTCGTATTCCAAATGCCAGATGGCAACGAGGAAAAGGTATGGTTAAAGAATATAACTGAAGTGGAAGACCCACGTGCTGCATGGGCACGTGCTGCTGATACCACCAAACTCCAAAACAATTACTCTGCTGATGATGGCAGTGGTAACACATGGAAGGCAGGTACAGACAACTATAGAATGGCATTACAAGCAATGACTCCAGGGCAATCTGTAGTCAGTTTTACAGATTTTCAACAACGTATTAGAAAGTCTGCTAAGACTAAATAAAAACAGTAAGACCAATCAGGTGTTATAAAAATGAAACTAGAAATGTTAGTGTCTGCAGCTTTGATGGACTACACTCCAACAGAGCAGTCATATATTCTTAAGGCGGTTGAGGAAGATAAACTTCCTGAGACTAAGCGTCTCCACGAAGGTGTAATGAAAGTCATGGAAGTCCTTGACACATTCGAGCCAGTGGTAGAAGGGTATGCAGGCTTCGACGTAGACAGAGAAACTGTCAAGAAAAAGAAAGCAGAGCATAAGGATGACCGTAACATAGGTCGTGTTGTATCCTCAGGAGGAAACTCCATGCTCATCACAGGACGTAAGGCTGATGGTCGTTACATTGTTGTCGGAAAGAAAGGAGAGAAGACAGCAAAAGAGGCAGGCGATTTAGGTGTAACTGCTAAGGAGAGTGTAGTAGGTGTAGACATTGATGATGTACATCAACTCATGTTAGAAGGACTCAAGCAGGCACGTAAAAACGTTGGTGCATCTACATGTTGGAAAGGTTACAAAGCAAAGGGCACTAAGATGAAGGGTGGAAAACAAGTCCCTAATTGTGTCAAAGAAGACGAGAAACCTTCTGACTTTATAAATAAATTGTCTAAGTCGGGATTATTTTCCGATGCGGAGTTGGAAAAAATGGGAGAGATAAACTAAAATGAAACCCTCCAACCCAGGTGAAAAGTCTTTTCTTACTACTAAGAAGAAAGGAAACGTT